ATGGCGAGCTTGTGGGAGCGCACTCGGGCGGACGGAAGCGCCTACATTTCCGTCCGGTACCGGCACAACGGTCGGCAGACCACCACCTCATTCGATGACCCCGCTCAAGCGGTTGCCTTCCAGCAGAACGTGGACCGTTTCGGGTCCGTGAAGGCCCTAGAGATTCTGCACGCTAACCAGCCTGCGGACGCACTGACGGTCACGCAGTGGGTCCAGAAGCACATCGATACCCGAACCGGTATCACCAAGGGTGTGGTTGCCCGGTACCGGCGCATACTCGAACTGGATATCACGCCGACCATCGGCGGCATTCCCCTGGCATCCCTTAAGTCCGAGGACGTGGCCGGTTGGGTTCTTGCGATGGAGCGGGCCGAAGTGTCGCCAAAGACGATCCGCAACAAGCACGCCTTGCTCTCGGGGGCTCTCAAGTCGGCGGCTGCTAAAGGGTTGATCCCCATCAATCCGTGTGCCGATGTTCGATTGCCACGTTGGGACGCGCCGGAGATAGTCTTTTTGAGGCCGAGTGAGTATCAGGCAATTAAGGCGAAGGTGCCCGCGTTCTGGGTGCCGCATCTGGAGTTTCTGGTGTCGTCGGGCTGCCGTTGGTCGGAGATGACGGCGCTGACGCCGGAGGATGTCGATCGCGATGAGTGCACTGTCGCCGTAAGTAAGGCTTGGAAGGTTGTTCCGGGCGGATACGAATTAGGAACGACTAAAACTAAGCGATCTAACCGCACAATTAATGTGCCTAAGGATGTGCTTGATTTGGCAGATTACTCGGGTGAGTGGTTGTATGCCAATCATCGCGGGAATCCGCCGCGTACCAATACTTTTATTACCCATGTGTGGGGTCCGGCTGTCCGATCTTCTGGCATCAAAAAGGTTCCTAGAATCCACGATCTGCGACACACATGTGCGTCCTGGATGATCAAGGCTGGGGTGCCCTTAGCGGTCGTTTCACGCCATTTAGGTCACGAATCTATTTCTACGACGATGGACATTTATGGTCATATTGATCGGGAGTCAGGGAAAGCTGCCGCAGACGCCATTGCTGCGGTCTTAGGAGAAAAGGAGGAAGGCTAATGCTTACTGAGCTTGACCGGACCCGAGAGCGCCAGCGGCGACTACTTAAGTTGGCGAAGGGCTGTAAGTGGTCGCTCGCCCTGGAGCGCGGATATGCTGTTATCGGGATGATCTTGTCTGACGGTACTGTCCGGCGCGAGATCGTTGCGCTTCCAGGGTCTTCCTGTGGGAATGCTTTGACAGTAGAGTGGGCCGTCACTGAAATGCTTGAGCTTGAGCGATGCAGAGCTGATATGCAAGAGATTCTGGTGAACTACGAGGTTTTTGACGAATGATCACGCCGGAGCAAGAGGCCGATATAAAACGGTATGTGAAGTCTTTGAACCTTGGCGTGCCGAATGCTGCCGTTCAGCAGTTGATTGTGAACATTTTCCGGCATTATCAAGCTAGAGATGAAGAATAGTCAAACCTGGTAAAAGAACCCCTCGCTACGGCGGGGGGTTTTCCAATTTGCAATAAGATTTTGAAGGGGAATAAGGATGGTTATTGGTTGGTGGGTTGAGGAATTCGCGTCGCCCACACCGGGGGCGCTCACCCTTACGGGCGGGGTTCCGGATGTTGAAGTGACCGAAGATGTTTTCGTTGAGTCCGTAGGTGCCGAACTGACGTTGACCGGTTCGCGCCCGTCGCTGGAACAGACTGTGCATCCTGCGCCGCCCGCGCTGACCCTTACTGGAGGTATGCCGAATGTGTCTGTCGGGCAGTTGATCTCACCAGCTCGCGCCGGTTTGACCGTTACTGGTGGAACCCCATCGCTGGGTCTGAAAGTAGCGCCCGCTGTGGCTGCGGTCGCACTCACTGGCGGTACTCCGACCGTGACGATCAAATCCTCGCTTTCGTATGTCTCTGCCAACGCCAGCACGGCCAACTCGGTACCCATCCCAGCCCATCAAGTCGGGGATCTGATTGTGCTGTGCGCGTTCGATTCACAAAACACCGCGCCCACGAAACCTTCAGCAGGCGGGACCGTCCCGGACTGGAACTACATCGACAACACCAACACCGCTGCCGGGCAAGGGGCTGTGGCAACGGCGTGGTTCAAAGCCACCGCCACCAACACCACGTCGGGCACGTGGACCTGGACAGAGCAGATGATCGCCGTAGTGGTGCGAGGAACTATGCCCGCTTCCCCAATTGGCGGGCATGCCGCCGTGGGTGGCGCTGCCGTCAACGTCACAGCCCCGGCAGTGACCCTCGCGCACACCGATGGATCATCGATCCTGCTGCACTTCCACGCCACCGCGTTCCTGAACGCCAGCGGGTGGAGCTCTGCACCTGCTGGCTACACGCGCCGGATCGTCGCGGGGCCGTCGAGTTCACGGTCAATGGTGCTGAACACAAAGGACACCACGACCACGGACGGATCGGTTACTCAACCAGACGGCTCCTCGGGATGGGCTTACGCCGCAGCCACCGTCGAGATCATCAACTGACATGAACCACCATCGGGGTTGACGAAATTACCGTGCGTCGCGATGTTGCGACTATTCCAAATGGAACAGTCAGCCGCCCGACTCTTGGTGGTGATGGCCGCACCATCAAGTGCCAACGTACGGTTAGTTGCCGCCTATGAACTCCCGTACGCCCCCATGGGATGAACACGTCCCACTGCGGTGGTGACTGTATGAGTAGTTTCCGTCTCGGCATATGGCGGTTGCACCGGGTGGGGGACCGCCTTCGATCAGCCCGTTGATCGGGGCGGATGGGCCGGGGACGCAGCTTCCATCGGTGGACTGGTACTGGCCTGCTAGACAGGCTGAGGTTGAGGGTGCGGTGGTCGTTATGATGGGGTACGGCAATGTGATCACGGCAATTGCCGTTAGTATCCGAAACATTGTTTTACCTCTAGGAATGCTGGATTCAGAAGATAGAGGTTAAGCTTCGGCGAGTCGCGATGAACGCGTTTTAGTCAAAGTGTGATGGCGTGAGGTCAGGCCGGTGGGCTTCCCGCGCGGGCGCGCAGAGGCGGGGCATGGCAAGCCTAGCGGCCAAGAGAGTCCACCGGCACAGTGAACACGCAAGGTCAATCCTCAAACATTCATCGTTACTGAATCGTTATATAAGATGGTTCGTTGATTGTCGGACATTCTTGCTACTTTTGATTTGCGGCGAAATGCTGTGAGGCGTACTGGGGAGTGCGCGGGGAGTAGTGCTAGGGGAATTAATGACAAGTATCGAGTCGCTGACGTATGCCTTGGATGAGGCCACAAAACTGATGGGTGCGAAATCGCCCCGGCAGGTCACAGAATGGTTGAAATCAGGTCGGATTCCGGGCCGCAAGATCGGTCGCGAGTGGCGCATGACTATCGAGGATATTCGTGCGGCAATTGACAGTTTCGGAGTGACTGGGCAGCCGCAGACACTAGCAGAGAAGCGGTCAGGGTTAACGCCGACAAGCCAGCGCCGGTTAGGAATCTGAATTTCTGGATTTCGACACTAGGTTTGATAGAATTGAATAGAAGCGAAAAATATGCGCGTCTTGAATGGAAACCAATTCCCGGTTTGTCTGGATATGAGGCTTGCGAAGATGGGCGCATAAGACGCGGGCACAACCCACTTGCAATCCGAAGAACTGACGCGGGTGTCCCTTGTGTGCGAATCAAGGCTATTGAGGTATTGGAAGACTCTGCCAATACATCTGTCGAGATTGAGGTATCGCGGCTAGTCGCTGCGGCTTTCATGGGGAAACCACCTTGCGGTTACATGAAGATTCCGGCGCACATGAACGGCGATTACACGGATTGTTCGATAGAGAATCTGTCTTATGTGTGGGATGACGATGCAGAGTTCCGCATGTATGACGGCATGATGCGTGATCCTGGATTTCCGTTGAATCAGAGTCGGCACAGATTCAGGGTTTATAGATGAAGGATCGCCGCAGCGGGATAGGCGAGATGGAGAATTTTATGTGGAGAAATAATGTCAGTCGAACCGCCGTGGGTGAAATCATCTCAGCAAGGTTGGGAGGATCGGGCAATGAATCCGATTCATCCGTTATGGCTGCGGGTGGCATGTTTCGCCAACTCGCGCGTGCAGGCCAACGGCCACGCCAATTTCGCCAAAGATGAACTTGTCAGACTACTGGGAAAACCGCGCAACCGTGTTGATGAGGCAATCAAAACCGCCATCGCCTACGCATGGCTCATCCCAGGATCAACCAGGTCATGCCTCATCCCTGACGGCGCTTTTATACAGAACGGATTCGGAAGTTCTAAAAAAATTTGCGGAGTTTGCAAAAGGTGAAGATAGATCATAAGAGCACATTCTAAACCCGCAGGTCAAACATGCCAAGTGTCCGAATGAATCGGACAAACGTCCGAATGAGTCGGCAGAATCCGACCGAATGAATCGGACACCACAACCAAAGGAGACAGAACATCATGGAAGCAAAGCAACTCAATACCCACGGCGTAACCACAATGGTTGGTCGCCGCAACGACGGCAGGAACGGCATATACATCCAACAGGGCCGGTCATGGGTGATGCTTTCCGCAGACGAGATTCAACGCCTGCGAGAGTTCCTGGACGCACCGGACTATGAGACCACTACGCCCGCTAAATGGGTGGCGCACCAGTGACCGAAAGACTGCAAGCCGCGAACCTGTACTACTTGAAGCCCCATCGGCAACCGAGTTGTCTGGGTCAAATGCCGCGACTCCGATATCCCAATCAGCCGCGAGGATATCGGCCCGCTGTTCAACGCCGTATACGACCTGCTCTATCCGAAAGCAACAACAAATGAATGACGAAACTAAGATTATCCCTACCGAGTTCGAAATTGGTATCGACCTCGACAACTCTGAGAATATCTGCATGAGACTCGGCGTAATCCCCGCCAACGGTGCAATGACAAGCATCCGCTTGGAAGTTGAGGACGCACACAACATCGCGACCGCACTGCTCGGACACGTGTCGGCTATCGAAGCGATGCGTACCAGGTTCGCAGGCCGATGGTCAGAGCTGGTTGAGCAAGTCCAAGCCTCGGAACTACTCGACGGGTGAACCGGCCCTGTCTGGGCTGCGGTCGGCTCATTGCGAAGGGTTCGCGTTGTTCAGCGTGCACGCCAAGACGAGACCGACCCAAGAACCACCCGCACACCAACACGACACGATGGAAGAAACTAAGCGCGAAAGCCCGCCGACAACAACCATGGTGCCTGGACTGCGGCACAACTGAATACCTATGCGCTGACCACATCATCCCGGTAGCGGAACGCCCTGACCTCGCATACGAGGAGCTGAACATCACCGTGCGGTGCCGCACCTGCAACGGACGCCGTGCAGACCACTGCACTGACGCCGACCGTAACCAGGTGCTTGCAGCAATCGCGGCACGGGCCAAAAGTCAGTCCTCGTCCCGAGCACCATCGCAACCCGGACTACACCAAGCCCTCATAACCAGAGTGTCGTAAGGCTCAGACACACCCTCGGTCTCGTGGTACATGTCATCCACCACCTGCTGGATGCGCACACCGCACTTACCGCAGACACCGGCAACCCGAACTCGCTCAACCATGAAACTGGACGCTACAGCACGGGGCCGACAACAAAATGGGCTTCTGACATGCAGTTATGCAACCTCGGAACTGGTGGCTTTCGGACCCAGGCGGATAGCCCTGACCTGCGGTGATCCCCCGCTCGTACTGCCAGCGCGGAGTCGAATTAATTGTGCGGTTAGCGCGGCAATTTATGCCAATTTCCGCCATAGGGTGGGTGTTCAGTTGAGGTTATCTGGATGAACTCGGCATGCCTAGGGAGCGCGGAGTCATGAATACTGCGACGCCCGCCGTACATGTTGGCAATACTTGCATTGTAACTTTTGCTGCCATCGTGGGGAGTGATGTCGCCATTCTCCCGGTTGATATCAACGGCTCCGCTTTCGAATTCGAGCCGCCATTGATTGCCATTCTCTAGCGCGGAGATCTGTGCTTCTACTTGCTCGGTAGATGTGAGCCAAAGCTCGCGCGTGGTTCCGGGTCTACCTAGGTGATATGTGCCGTTAAAAAGCTCAATTTCGTATCCAAGAGGATTTAGACGCTCATTGTAGGCGTCAATCTCGGGGGTGGTCATGTGGTGAAGCTACCTCATGTTTTGACACAAATGAATAGGGTTTTGGTGGTTTTATGCGGCGGGGGCCGAAGGGTGATTGTGATGAATCGCCGTTACCATTTCGTTCGCGCAAGCGCGGGGTAGAGCGGTTTGAGGTGTTTGTTGGCAAGTTCCTGGTGGTGCCGAAGGGCAATGGTGCGGGGAAACCGATGCGGTTGCGTCCGTGGCAGCGCGAGATGTTGCGCCCGTTTCTTGATCCGGACCCGCGTCCGGTGGTGGGCGCCATCATGGGTCCACGGGGCCTCGGGAAGACCGGCATTTTCGCCGCTCTGGGCTTGTTCGAACTGTTCTGTGGTCCGGACGGCAACGAGATTCCAATCGTCGCGGTCGATGAGCGTATGGCAGGTCGTCTGCTGCTGCCCGCAGCTCAGATGGTTGAGCTGAACCCTGAGCTGGCCTCGCGCGCAATCGTCTACAGAGACCGCATTGAGGTACCGGGTAAGCGGTCCACTCTCACCGCGTTGCCTGCCGAGGCCAAACGGATCGAAGGCTTGGGTACGTGGACGTTGGCGTTGGCCGACGAGCTGGGGGAGATCTCCTCGGAGACGTGGACCACCCTGTTGCTAGGGGCCGGAAAGCTTGACGGCGCGATGGCGTTGGGTATCGGGACGCCGCCGAACCGCGATAGCTCTGTGTTGACGGATCTGCGGGAGGCGTGCCGGGCGAACCCGGACGACCCGACTATGGCGTTTGTTGAGTTTTCGGCTGACGGGTTTGAGCATCACCCGGTTGGCTGTGTGCACTGCTTGGAGCTGGCGAATCCGCAACTCGATGATCTGTTGAGCCGGGATCGGGCAACGGCGCTGCTGAAACAAACGACTGAGGGCGAGTATCGCCGTAAGCGATTGTGTCAGGTGGTGACCACAAATGAGTATCCGCTGTTCACGCCGGAAACCTACGATGACCTGCTCTCTGGTAGTGCGATCCCGGATGGTTCAGAAGTTGTTGTAGCGCTGGATGGCTCACTCAAAGACGATTCAACAGCGTTGGTGATCGGCACGGTATCGGCGGTTCCGCATTTCGACAAGCTCGCGGTGTGGGAGAAACCAGGCGGCGATGACGGGTGGCGGGTGCCGGTGCTCGATGTGGAGCAGGCAATCCGTGATGCGGCAAAGAAGTATCGGGTTCGTGAGGTGGCTTACGACCCATATTTGTGGACCCGTAGCGCACAAGTCCTTGAGGCTGAGGGTTTGCCAATGGTGGAGTTCCGGCAGTCCCCGCAGCGGCAGACAGCAGCCACCAATGACCTGCACAGCGCCGGGGTCAATGGGCGGTTCACGGTGTCAGGCGACGCCGATTTGCGGCGGCACGTGCTGGCCGCAACGGTCCTGGAAACCGACAAAGGGCTACGGCTTGCGAAAGCGAACCGATCCCGGAACGCGCCCAAAATTGACCTGTGCACAGCGTTGATGATGTGCCATTCACGGGCTACCTGGTTGGCGAGTAAGAAAACACGTAAGCGGACGGCTTCGTTTCGCTAACAACAGATTTGGACAACTAAATAGCGATGAGTAGTGACATGTTAGTGGAGTTGTTGGGGGCGTTGGATGCGCCGCAACATCGCTACGGCGATTTGGAACTTTATTACGAGGGCAAGCAACCTTTGGCGTTTCTGTCGGCGGATGCCCGTGCAGCTCTTGATAATCGGTTCGGGCGTATGGTGTCGAACATCCCACGCCTGGCGGTCAACTCGTTGGCTGAGCGTCTACGCATCACAGGGTTCGCCGATGCCGATGTGTGGGATGACTGGCTGCGCAACGATCTTGACCAGCTTGCGACGGTCGCGCACCGAGAAGCCCTCTTGTATGGCAGCTCATTCGTGATTGTGTGGGCCGATACCCAAGGGCGACCGCAGGTTTCGGTGGAATCGGCACGTCAGGTGCAGGTGAAACGTGATCCTGGTAGTAGGGAAGTGGTTGCTGCCGTTAAGCGTTGGCGTACCGCCACCCAAACGTTCGCCGTCCTGTATCTGCCTGATGAGATTCAGCGCTGGCGGGCTAACACTACGGGTGCGGCAACTCCGGCATTTGAGCTGGTCGAGACCATCGATAACCCATTAGGTGTGGTTCCGGTGGTGGAGTTGAAAAACATTGACCGGCTGCCGATCCTGACCAGCACGTCACCGGACATGTTCGATCACGGACTCTCGGAAATTGACGACCTCAAACCGCTAGTAGACGGTCTGGCGAAGATCCTGTCCGACATGATGGTCACCTCCGAATACGTGGGCCGTCCCCGTCGTTGGGCCACCGGCATCGAACTGGTCGAACGCCCAGTGCTTGATACGGACGGTAACCCCGTCATTGAGGATGGCGAGCCCGTCATGGAGACGGTCAACCCGATCCCAGAAGGCAACCGCGCCATGGTGTCCGAGAACGACGCCGCCAACTTCGGGCAGCTCCCGGCAGCTGATCTACGCGGCTACGAAACCGCCGTGAACGTGCTGTTGGGGCAGATCATGGCGGTCAGTGCCTTGCCTGCGCATTACGTTGGGATCTTCACGGACAACCCCGCCAGCGCTGATGCGTTGCGCGCCTCGGAGGCCGGTATCACCGCACGTGCAGAAGCCAGGCAATCGGTGTTCGGCAGGTCGTGGGAGCAGGTGGCCCGCCTGATGGTGGCTATCCGGGACCACTCGGGGATTGCCGATGTTCGGGCGCGGGTGCGCTGGGCTGATGCCTCGACCCGCTCGACAGCCCAGGAAGCCGACGCGGTGACCAAACTCGTGGGCGCCGGGATTCTGTCGATACCGGGCGCGCTACGCCGCCTTGGTTTCACTGAGGAAGAAATAGCGCAAGAGCTACTCGATACCGCGCAATACAACGAAGCTAATACACACCCCGAATTAGTGACGGCATATCGTTATTACGGTGGGCTTGCTAAAGAAGATACGCAAAACCAGAAGGATTTAATGAATGAGTGACGAGACGCCGACTGATTCGGCAATCGAAACTGAAAACACCGGCCCAGAATCGCCGCAGAACGACGAACAGGGTCACGCTGAGGTAGCCGCACCGGAAAACGATTCTGGCGAGTCTATGGACAATTCAGGCGCGTTTACGCGTGAATATGTGGAATCGCTGCGCAAGGAAAGTGCCGGATACCGCACCAGAGCAAAAGAACACGCTGAGCGGCTACACACAGAGCTTGTGCGACAGACGGGGAAGTTGGCAGACCCAACCGACCTGCCCTTTGATGAGAACCATTTGAGCGACCCAGATGCCCTGGTGGCAGCGGTTGACGCTCTGATTGCGGCCCAGCCGCACCTGAAAGCCCGGAAGGTGACCGGGAACATCGGGCAGGGTGTGCGCGATACCGCGACCGCCGAACCCTCGATTCTCGGCCTGCTGAATTCGGGCCGATAAACACGCCAGAAGCGTGAACGTATTTCTCCGCCCTGGTGGCGGCATAACTTAATAACCTAATTGAATAGAGACAACTAAATACAATGGCTATTGAAGTCACGAGTGGCAATACCACTCTTCTGCAATCTCAGGTTGCGTCCATGCTGGTCAACCAGCTCACCCAAGAATCAACATTTCTCGGTGCTGGCCCGCAAGTATTCGACACCCACGACCAGTTGCGCATTCCGCGTATCGCTAGCGGCGTGTCTGCCGGATTCGTCGGTGAAGGTGTCCAGATCTCAGACGGGGACGTGTCCTTCGATGAGGTAACCCTGTTGCCGTCCACGCTTAAGTCACTCAAGGTGCTTGTGCGCTTCTCGAATGAGATGGCCCGCCAGTCCGTGATCGCATTGGACGCGACCCTTCGCACTACCTTGGTCACCAACGTTGCGCAGGCACTCGACGCCGCACTCTGGGACGGTGCCGGTACATCGAACACCATCAAAGGCATTCTCAAGCAGACGGGCATCGCGACCGGCGTACTGGATCTGACCGACGCCGACAGCCTCATCGACGGCTTGGCGACAGCGCAGGGAAACAAGGTCGTCCCGTCGCATTGGGTGATGACCTCGGCGAGCTTCGCCAAGCTGCGCAAGCTCAAGGTTGGCACCACCGATGCGCGGTATATCTTTGATCCGTCCACCATCCAGAACGGAACTTCGTTCCAGTTGTTCGGGCTGCCGGTGATCATCACTGACAACATTCCCGACGCGACGGCGAAAGCCCGTGTGGCACTGGTTGACTTCTCCAAAGTGGCTGTCGCCCGCGACGTGGACGCCGAAGTCAAACTCCTGGATCAGACTTGGGGCGATTATGACAGTGTGGGTTTGCGTGTGGTCACTCGATACGACGTAGGCCTGCTACAGCCCAACGCTGTCACCGTCCTGACCGAGGCGTAATCGTGGCGGCACCAACCGGCGATGACCTGTTGGCGTTCCTCGCAGATGCCACCAAGGCCGACCAGATCGTCGGCACCGTGACACAGCTGGCGAAGGGCTACACCCGAGGCAAAGGATTCGATGCCTCCGGTGTGCCCGCCGACGACCTACGGGCCATCATCTTGACCGCCTCAGCACGCCTCTACGCCAACCCCAAAGGGCTACTAGCGGACACGATGGGACCCTTTCAGGTGCAGTTCGGGCCGGACCACTTCTCGTGGACAGTGGCCGAACTGTTCGTGCTGAACCGGTATCGCGAACGGGCACAATAG